AATTTAACTGGTTTAAGAGAATCAATAAAGTCTAATCCTAAATCTAAAGTATTAATATCTGTCTTATCTCTTCTATCAGAAAGTGCAGTAATAGAAGTTACTTGGCAACGTAAGGTTGATATTGATGCGTTACCTAAAGTTATTTCATTAGATACTGTCGCTGAACTAGCATCAGCATCTTTACCAATACAAATATTATTAGCACCTGTTGTGACATCTTCTCCAGCTAGACTTCCTATAAAAGTATTATCATTACCCTCACATTCTTTACCTGCATAATATCCTACAAATACATTATTATTAATAACTCCATCTCCTTGTGCTCCAGCTTCTTGTCCGATCATAGTGTTATAACCAGAACCAGCTCTAGAACCACCACCAGTACGTCTACCAACTAAGCAGTTTGCAGTTCCAGTTGTAAACTCATATCCACTAATATCACCAATAAATAAATTTTCATGTCCAGTAGTTACACCATATCCTGCTTGATATCCAATAGCTAATATACGATCACCTGTAGTCTTGTTATAACCTGCTCTATAACCTATAGCTATATGTTCAGTACTTGTTGTAGCTGCTGTTAAAGCTTCATAACCAATGGCTATATTCTTATGAGGTGTTGTTAATGATTCTAAAGCTTTTCCACCTATCGCTATATTTTTATCACCAGTCATTGCAGTACCGGCATCTACACCCATGACTATAGCATAATTAGGATTACCAGAACTACAGCAATCTTTACCAATAATAACATTACCATGGCCTCCAGTTGCTGCACTAAGTGAATTTTTACCTATTGCAACGTTTTGCGATCCGGTAGTAATTGCGTCTGCAGCGTAAGCACCTAAAGCTGTGTTATCTGCTCCCGTTGTATTAGATTTTAAAGCTTCATGACCAAATGCTGTAGCATCATTATATGTGTACGCCTGTAATGCTCCATAACCACCCGCCGTATTTCTAGCACCAGTTACACAACTTTGTAAAACATTAATTCCAAGTGCTAAATTCTTTGTTCCAGTGGTTAGTGTTTGTAATGCCTCTTTACCAAAAGCTGAATTATATCCTCCTGTAGTCGATGCTTTTAAACATTGCGCTCCAAAAGCTTGATTATAATTTGCTGAAGTTGAACTATTTCCAGCTTCAAAACCATAATAACTATTTCGTGAAGCATCGTTTATACTAGCACCTGCGTTGTAACCAGCAACAGTATTTTCTCCACTATTAGAAGCACTGCCATTACTACCTTTTAGTAGAACATAAGTCTCACCAGTAGAGGCTCCACCTCCAGAAGCGGCTTCCCATCCACATTCTCCATTAGAATCTACAGTTAGAACGTAATTATCAGTAGCAGTTGTATCTTTAAGAGTAAAGTTAAGTCCGGGTATTCTAAATTTAGTTACATCTGTATTACCTAAAGTTATTTCGTTAGATACATTAGCTGCGCTTGGGTCTGCATTATTTCCAATTATAGTATTATTAGAACCACTAAAGCTACTTACATCTCCTGCAAAATGTCCTAGAACTGTATTATAATTACCAGAACTATATCTACTAGAATCTGAACCAATTCCTATATTACCAATACCTGTTGCACTTGAACCAGCGTCTCCTCCAATAAAAATACTCCAATTTGTAGTAGTAACAGCAGCTCCAGCATTTCTACCTAAACTTATATTATGACTTCCAGTTGTAACTGCACCACCTGCAGCATAACCTAATCCTACATTATTACCACCTGAAGTACAAGCGTCTAAAGTATTTTTACCTACTGCCACATTTTGTATTCCGGTGGTGTTATAAGCTAAAGCATAGTATCCTAAAGCTGAGTTTGCAGCTCCTGTTGTATTAGAATATAATGCATAGTGACCGATACCTGTATTCTCTTGAGCCGTAGTATTCAAAGCTAAAGCAAATGCTCCAACAGCAGTATTATTAGCTTGTGTGTTCACAGCTAAAGCACTAGTTCCTACAGCAGTATTACCATGTGTAGTTTCAATTGCTTTTAAACTATTCTGACCTACTGCAGTATTATACTGTCCTGAAGTGTTAGCTCTTAACGCATCTGATCCAATTGCAGTATTACCGCTTGCACTTGTGTTTGATTTCAGAGCGAAATTACCAACAGCTACATTATTACCTCCGGTACAGTTTTGTAAAGCATTTTTACCAATAGCACAGTTATCATCACCTGCTGCAGATTCTAACGCTTCAAGCCCTATCGCAGTATTCCGTTTACCATCAGTTATACCTTTTCCAGATCTATAACCATATAATGTGTTTTCTGTACTGGAAGCATTTAGAGTGTAACCTGATTCATAACCACCCAGCGTATTACTACCAGAATTACTAAGAGTGGCTCCAGCTTTTAGTTTTATATATAATTCACCAGTACTAGCTCCACCACCTGCGGCTGCCTCCCAACCTGCGTCACCGTTTGCATCAACAGTTAGTACATAATTGTCTGTTGCAGTTGAGTCTTTAATTGAGAAGTTAATGCCGGGTATTCTGAACTTGGTGGTATCGGAGTTACCTAAAGTTATTTCATTAGATACATCAGAAGCACTTGCATTAGTAAAGTTTCCAATGCAGATATTATTACCACCTGTTCTTAAATTATCTCCTGCTCCTACTCCAATCCCTACGTTAGAAGTACCCGAAGTTAAATCTTTAAAAGCTTGATAACCTACCGCAGTATTTCTTTGGCCAGTTGTATTAGCCATCGCTTCATGACCTACTGCCACACAAGCATCTGCCGTTGCTATAGAACCTAAAGCTAAGCTTCCAATGGCTATATGGTTATCACCCGTAGTTATACCGTCTCCAGTTTTCCAACCCATTACTACGTTAGATGTTCCTGAAGTTATTTCTTTAGCAGCTTCACTACCTACAATAGTATTTTTCTCACCAGTTGTTTTTAAACCAGCTTCAGATCCTATTGCTACACAGTTACTATTTGTCTCTAAATCCCTAAGAGATCTGAATCCAACCGCTACATTATTTTCGCCGGTAGTCACTGTCTTACCAGCATTAGAACCTACGAATGTATTTTCTTTTCCGGATGTAACTGCTGTTCCAGCCGCTTTTCCTACTGCTACTCCGTCTACCGCAGTAGTATTAGCGAATAAAGCAGTGGCTCCAACTGCAGTATTATCAGCTACGGTGTTATTTCTTAATGTCTGATCACCAATTGCAGTATTATTAGAAGTACTAACGTTTACTCTTAATGAATCACGTCCAAATGCAACGTTGTTACCACCAGTTGAATTGGTATTACCTGCTAAAGATCCGAAAAAAGCGTTATTATCCCCTGTCGTAACTCCAGTTCCAGCACCATATCCATAAAAACTATTTTCAACAGCTCCATTAGCCAGAGCATTGCCTGAGGTATGACCTGCGAATGTATTAGTTCCTGAGTCAGAAAGTGCTCCAGAGACGTTTAGTTTTACATAACTTTCACCAGTACCAGCAGCAGATATTCCAGTTAAGGCTGAACCATCACCAGCAAATGCTGTAGCGGTACACGTTCCAGTTACTGTAAATCCACCAGTTACCGTTTCTGCCTTCTTTGCATCATCGTAATAAAGTTCAACTCCTGCATCTGGATTACAAATAATAGACTTTTCACCGTCACTTACTTGTAAATTAATCTTTCCAGAAGTTGATTTATTATTAAGAGTTACATTACCGCCAGCCGTATCATTTTCAAGTACTGTATTGCCACTGTGGTAAATTGCAAAATCATTACCTGTACCGAATCGAAGTTGTTTCGCTTCCGCAAAATCGAAAACAGCTCCTGTCATCGCCATGCTTCCAGTTATGGTCCCACCTGCTAAAGGTAAATAAGCCGATAGATCAACGGCAGCCCAAGTTAAACCTCCTGTATTCCCACTTTGAGCAGATAAGAAGTGACCATTAGTTGGTGCATTAGATACTTTTAAATTAGCTTCATCAACTATATCATCTGCAATAGTTAAAGCACCACTACCTGTTACTTCACCAGTATGAGTAGCGTTAGTAACCTTTGCTGTATTAGCTGCTATTTCTGTATTAATAGAATTAGCTAATTTAGCTGCAGTAACTGCGTCATCAGCTATCTTAGCTGTTGATATTGCATTATTATCTATTGTCCATGCTTCAGTACCGCCTACACCACCTGCATTAGCAACTGTTACATCACCTTTATCACCATTAGTAAGACCAGTACCGTCTTGACCTGCAGCACCTGTATTTCCTGTTGCTCCTCTAGGTATAGTGAATTTAAAACTAGCAGCTGAAGTTGAACCTTCATTAGTTACACTAGCACTTGAACCAGCAGCTCCAGTAACAACAGAATCAATACCTACTGTAGCTGCAGTACCAGCTGGACCTTGATTACCTTGATCACCTTGAGGACCAGTATTACCAGTTGCTCCTCTAGGTATAGTAAAGTTGAAAGTAGCAGCTGAAGAATTCCCACTATTAGTTACTGAGGCACTAGTTCCAGCATTACCTGTAGTAGTTGAACCTACTGCTACAGTAGCTGCTGCACCAGTATCACCTTTATCTCCAGTTCTAGCAAATGTAATAACTATATTTTCATTATTACTAAAAGTTGCATCTCCTGATACATAAGCACAAGTTACTTTATGATAACCAGTGGCTTCTGTATTTGTTCCTGAAATAGTATATAAACGGAAGTTATCAGGATCTGCTTCTTCACTAATTCTAAAATGACCTTTTATAGTAGATGTAGAGTCATCTATTGTTCTTAGATAAGTTTGTATATCAGTACTATTCTTATCTGTATCATCAATATATAATACTGTAGCACTTTGAGGTGCAGCATTATTTAAAGCTAATTTACCGGCACCCGGATCAGCGTCACTGGTAGAAGTATTGAATTGATATTCAAATGTAGCACCACCAAATGCACCTGTCTGTCCAATTGGTCCAGTAGCACCTTGGATACCTTGTATACCTTGATCGCCTTGGTTTCCTTGTGGACCTGTGTTTCCTGTTGCACCTCTAGGTACAGTAAAGTTAAATGTAGCTGCAGATGAACTACCAGCATTAGTTACTGAAGCACTACTTCCAGCACTACCAGTTGTAGTAGTTCCTACAGCTATCGTAGCTGCAGTACCTTGATTACCTTGATCACCTTGTGGACCTTGAGAACCAGTTGCACCTGTATCTCCTCTAGGTATAGTAAAGTTGAATGTAGCTGCACTAGTAGATCCAGCATTACTTACTGAAGCACTACTACCTGCAGTACCTGTACTTGTACTTCCTACTGCTACTGTAGCCGCTGCACCTGCTGAACCTGTAGTACCTTGTTGCCCTTGTTGCCCTTGTGGACCTACTAAGTTTGTATAAGTATTAGGCCAACTACCTGATGCTTTAGGACCGTATAAACGATTATTATTTGTATCTATCCACCAGTCGCCATCATTACCACCACTAGGCGCACTAGTACCACTTCTTACAAGTGTACCTGTTGCACCTGTTGCACCAGTATTACCTTGAATACCCTGAGTACCCTGAGTACCTTGAGGACCAGTTCCACCTTGAATACCTTGAGTACCTTGTGGACCAGTATCTCCAGTATCTCCTTTAGCACCAGTAGCACCAGTTGGTCCTGCTGGACCTTGACTACCAGTTGAACCTTGACTACCAGTTGAACCTATAAGAGTAGTAGCTGATCCCCAGACACCATTAGTCTTAGGACCATAGATATTATCATTAGTTGTATCTATATAAACATCACCTTCTTTTCCTAGTCCTTGACCCGGAACACCTGCACCATTAATAACTACTTCTTTATTCTTTGGATTAGCTGTATCACTAACTTCCTGATTTACATAGTTACTTTGGTCTTGGTTATTATTAAGATCTGATGCTTTAATAGAAGATCCAGCTGCAAATACTGCCTTAGCTGTATCTACATCTGTGTCTCTATAGAATAGTATCTTAACACCTGTCTTAGGAGCACCTGTACTTTCCTGAGTGTTTGTCTCTAGTGTAGTAGGAGAACCACCTAAAGCAACGAATTGAATAGAAGTAGCTGTTGGAAATGTATATTTAGTTGTAGCTAAGGTTGCACCATTTAAGGAAACCTTTACATCTTCAGTTTTTAAATAGGGAAAGGTAAAGGTTAGCTGAGCTTGTCCAGCTATACCCTTCGAACCATCCCCTGTATATTCTTTTGTTGTGATAGCCATTTGTTATTTATATATTGAAAGGATGGATTGGGTGTTTATTTGTACATTGCTATTAAATTTTCTGTATCTTTAGTCTTCTTCCTACGTTCTAATGTTTTAATGTCTTCTTCACGTATTAAATCTGTTATTATATCGTCTTGTCTGATATTTAACCAAGCTTGTCGTCTTGTCTTATCAAACATTCTACCAATAATTATATTATGGTAATAGTCTCCGGGTTCGTAATCTCCTCTTTTACCACTTCTAATATCTTTCTGCATTTCTGCAATAGAAGCAAGTATTTTTTTATTTTTAGCTAGTTTATTTAATTCATGCTCCATATTCTGTTCACCAATAGCTTTGCTAAACATTGATCTTATTACTGGTGAATTAGTTAAATTATATCCATCAGGTGAATAATATAATGAAGCTCTTAAATCATAACCACTATTAAAAAGTAACTGTCTACCGGGACTAGATTCTAAATTAAAGTGAACAGGCATTAAAGCATTCCACATTCTAGTCATAGGATCATGATCTTTAATTGGCTTACCATTTAATAAATCATATTTGATTGGAAGTTCTTGTTCAGCTATATGTTCAGTAATTAAGTTTCTATTTCTTATAGCATCTATTATACCAGAATTTAATTCTCTAGTATAAGGAGTAAGTACTTTACCAATTTCATTTCTTAATCCAGCTAACGGTATTTGATTGTTAAGTAAACCAGCTAATATTCTAGCAGATTGTCCGGGTCTACCACTAAATAAATCTACAAATTGCTGTAATCCAGCTAAATAAGATTTACTAGTTATAGATGTAGCTATTACTAATGCAACTTTTTGTAGTTCTCTTTCTGTCCATTCTTCACCCATTAATTGACTAGCATCACCAATATTGGCAACAGTTTTCATTATTTGGCTCCAAGGTTCAATAGATTCATACCCTACACAAACATTTCCAAAACAAATCTGTCCAGTCTTATAACCACCATCTATCCAAGCTTGTTTCTTCTGTCTATCCATTGGACCGTCTCCAGTCATCTTACCACTTAACCATGCCCATGATGCCATACTAATGACAGCGGAACCCATAGCAAGTCTACCTGTTTGCAATGCCTTAGCATTAGCAAGTTCCTCTACACTAGTTATACCATACTTAACTAAATTCGGTATATCAGCTTTAGTTGCCATAGCAACATCATTGAATTCTTTAACTAAAAAGTTAAAACCCGGTGTATGTTTAGCAGTTAACTGTAATCCATTGATACCAGTTCTAGCAAATAAGAAGAAGGGTTTAGCCCATGGATTAGCTTGGAATACTTGGTTTAATCCAGATACAAATCCAGTTAATTCTTGAGTAAGTGTTACTTCTTGACGAGCAAATTTAGTAGCTTTATCAGTTATATTACCATTAGAATCAAAAATTTCTCTATAGAAATCTTCTTCAAATACTTTAATAAGATCTGGAGTTATTTCTGTATAAGCAGTAAGTACACCTTTCGACTTAGCATCTAGAGCAGATCTTAAAGCTTTCTCTCTCATCTTAGCTCTACCTAAAAGATATGCAAAAGTATCATCCATAGCAGCCATGATTCTAGTACCACCACTAAAGAAACTATTATCATTAATAGCTCTAGCCATATTAGCCATATTAAAAGCTATCTTATCTCCTACTGTAGCTCTACCTGAATCTTCTACCCACTTTCTCATTAACTCCCAGTTTCCATCACCTCTATTAAATTCAGCAAATCTTGATTTGATTGTAGAAAGATCTCCTTTCCAATATGAATTTAATCTAGATTTAAACAAATCAAACGCTTCTGGTATAGTTTCCATCATAGCATTGAGTGATGCTAATCCAGCTCTTATAGTTGTTGAATCTCCATCAAAAGGATATCTAAGAGTAGCTCCTAGTGTTGTAGCAAAAGGTCTAGTAAAGGTTGCGATTGAAGTACCCATTAAAGCCCTTATAGGTGTTTTAGGACCACTTAGTATACTATTTACCATCATACCTTCTAATTCTTTTATCAATACACCAGTCTGTTTCTTACCACCAATCTCTCCTCCTTTGATTACTTTTCTAGCCCATGCATCAAAGTCATCTAAGTTATTGACTTCTTTCATTTGGGAGAAAGCTTCAAATAGAGCATTTAATAAACCTTCATCTGGATCGTCTTTAGCTATTTGCAATATGGACATAATAGAATCTCTAGTATCTGCCATATCTTTAGCTAAAGTTTCTTGTAAGAATCTTTGTTTACCAGCTCCTAATTCTCTAAAGTTTTGAGATTTAACAATCCTAGCTCTTTTAGCTTCAGTCAAAGCAGTCAGCATAGTATCCATAATCTGATCAGCAGGACCATCAATATCCATTAGATCTGCAAAATCAGCTATCTCTCTACCCGCAATACCTAAATCTCTTAATTGCCTTAGCAATGAACCAACTACTAAATCTACTACTACTACATTCTTACTAGTAATAGTAACTATTTCATCTGGTGTTCCTTTGCTATATACATCAGAACTTTCAAAGATTTCCATTAGGTACTCTTCAGCTGTCATATCAACTGCATTTCTACCTTGAGTAATACGTTGATGAGCTGCAATAGAATCACCAAAGACATCAACTAATCTTTGTCTACTAGCTTTAACATCCTCTACAATTTTCTGATACTTCTCACTAGATGTATATTTCTTTAATACATCTTCTACCATCTCTTCGCTGATGTCAGCTTCTCTACCTATACGTTCTCTTTGAATAGGTGTAGTTACAGAAGCTGTTGATCCATCTTCAGCCCCCCATTCATTTCTTATTCTTTTCTGTTGTTCCCAAACCACAAAAGGATCTTCTTGTGATATATGAGCAGCTTGATGTGAATCAGCTATAGTTTTATTTTTACTACCACGGAATCCAAATTCATTTCTTCTTACTTCTTGGACTCCTTTTCTATTTGTTTGTATGTCTACACTTTTTTGTCTATTAGATACTTGAGTTTTAACAGCTTTTGTACCTTTACCTAATAATAAAGTAGCTGCATCAAATACCATACCGATACCTATACCTTCAGCTATATTCTTGAACTTCATCCAAATAGGATGATCTGTATCTTTAGTACTTAAAGGTGTATCAATTAGACCGTAACGATCTCTGAGCATACCTAAAGCATTATGCCCATCTGATTCTTTAGATACTAAATCAGATACAGCACCAACACCAGCAGCTCTGACGAGACTACTAGTACCAGCCCATGCACCTGCTAAACCAACTCTTGCTAATGTAGCTTTTGC